CCCGAGGCTGAGGCCGGGGACGAGAAGCAGGGCAAGAAGTCCGGCAAGAAGGCCGACGAGGAGCTGGTCTGACGTGACCGCCCTCGCCTTCGCCACGCTTGACGATCTGCGCGACCGTCTGTCCCCCGAGGACCTTCGGGTGGTGGACGCGGCTCCGGCGCGCGCTCAGGTCCTCCTGGAGGATGCGAGCGACCTTATCCGGCACCGCTGCGCGGGCTGGGAGGGTGCGCCGGAGTCGGTGCGGGTGGCGGTCGTGTGCCGCGTCGTCGCCCGCGCTTTGCGTCAGCGTCCGGCGGGCGTGGCAGGGGATGCCTCCCAGGTCACCCAGACCACCGGCCCGTTCACCATGTCCACGTCGTGGTCGACCCCGAGCGGGGATATGTTCCTTACGCGGCAGGACCGCGACGACATCAACGGTGCGACGGCCTCGTTTTTCGGGTGCGCGGACACCCTGTTTGGGGGTCACTCGTGAGCGTCATGGAGGCATGGAAGGAACCGGCGACGCTGTTGCGCAGGTCGGAGCCGAAGCGTGACCCCCTGGGGGTCGCTTTCCGGACGCATGACGTTCAGGAGATCGCGCTGGCCCCGGTCTTGGTCGCCACCACGGAGTCCGAGAACCGCCCGGATACGGGCGAGGACTACGGCACCCGTGAGGACGTGACGATCTACTGGGATAATCGGAACGAGGCTCCGGCCTCCGTCCTGCCTGGTGACCGTGTGCGTCTGCGTGGTGGCGTGTGGGAGCCGGTCGGCTCCCTGGTAGGGTACCCCCTGGGGGTATATCTGCGACTCAGGAAGGAGGCCCCGCGTGAGCGTTAAGTTCAAGCCCAATAAGAGGACGGCGGAGGCCATCCTGAAGGGGTCAGAGGTGCAGGCCCTGCTTGCCCAGAAGGCGGCGGCTGTGGCCGCGCGCGCCGGGGAGGGCTTCACCTCCGGGGTGCGGGTCGGTAAGGACCGCGCCCGCGCCTACGTCCTCCCCGAGACATACAAGGCTCGTAAGCGACAGGCGCGCGACCACGTGCTGGAACGCGCCGTAGGAAGGGGCTAACAATGAGCCACCCACTCCCCGATCTCCAGAAGCTGGTGATCGATTACCTGAACCGCCCCGGTGTCGTCCGGGGCCTCGAGGGCGAGCTAGCGGGCACCACGGTGGGCGGCGTGCGCCCCTCCACCGAGGAAGACCCGCACCCCTACGTCCTCGTGCTGGCGACGGGAGGCCCCGGCCAGCATGACCGGGTGCTCTACACCGCCCAGATCACCATCGACTCCTACGCGCCTACCTCGTGGTGGGCGGGCGAACTCGCCCGCCGCGTAGGGGATGCCGTCCACGCTCTCCCGAGTGCGGACGGCCCCGTGGCCGTCGTGCAGTCGCCCGCTCCGGCGGAGCTGCTCGACCCCGACACGGACCTGCGTCGCTACACGGCGACGTACCAAGTCACCGCAAAGTTAGGAGTTGCACCGTGAGTAAGACTAACGCCGATCTCGCGTTCATGGCAGGCTCCGAGAAGGACACGCTCTATCTCGGCCCTGCGAATACCGACCTGTCCACGATCACCAACCTGAACACCCCCATGCCCACGGGCATGATCGACGTGGGCTGGCTGTCCGAGGACGGCATGGGCCTTGGCATGTCCGACTCGGTGGACAAGGTTCGCGGCCATCAGGGCCACGGTGTTGTCCGCACGTACATGTCTGAGTCGTCCACGACGTTCAAGGCCTCGCTTCTTGAAAGCAAGCTCGAGCTTCTGAAGCGTTACCTGGGCGTGCTGAAGACCGAGAAGGTCACGGCTGGCACGTCCTCGATCACCCGCATGGAGGTTTCGACCTCCCGTAAGGTCGAGGGCCTCGTCGGCGTTGCCGATCTCTTTGACGTTTCGACGGGCAAGCAGCGTCGTTACGTTTTCAAGCGTCTGGAGCTTGGCGAACGTAGCGACATCTCGTACAAGGTGGGCGAACTCACCGTGTACGAGTACAACCTCGAGGTCCTGGACGGCTACGTCCTGCTGACCGATGAGGAGGGCCTGAAGGTCGTCTGACCCCTGGTCTCCCACCCGCGCGCCGTGTCTGTTCTCCCGGCGCGCGGGTGGGCATCACACCCCTGGAGAACAGACCAATTTAACCGATAGCCAATTTTTAGGAGAACAGATCATGGCTACCAAGACCACCACCGCCCGTAAGCCCGCCGCCCGCAAGGCCCCCTCCGCCGCTGAGCTGGCGCGCCGCGAGGCCCAGTCCAAGCGCGACACTGGCGCGCCCCAGCCCGTTCACGTCGAGGTCATGGGCGTTGCCCTCGACGTTGACCCCACCGACGTGGATGATTTCGACGCAATGGTGGCAATGGATCAGGGCGACTACCGCCCCATGCTGGAGCTACTTATCCCGGATGAGGGCGAGCGCGAGGCCGCGCTGACCGCCCTCCGTGAGGAGTCCGGCAAGCTCCGATACTCCAAGGTGGTCGAGTTTGTCCAGTCGGTTTTCCAGTCTCTCCGACAGGGAAACTGATTGGCCTCGCCACCTTCCTGGAGGACCACTGGGAGGTGCTGGAGGCCGACTTCCAGATGACCTACAACCTTGACCTGACGGAGGTTTTCACCGGAGGCCTGTCCCTCCGACGTGTCAAGGTGCTGATCGACAACCTGCCCTCCGGGTCGCTGCTCCGCAAACGCATGGGCGGAGCAGCGGCCTGGACGGACGAGGTAGCGGCTACCTTCGCCGCTAACCACCGTCTGGAGGGTATAATCATTACGTCCCTGGGCGGAAAGAAGGGCGACGTACCCAAACCTATCGCCCCGCCTGAGCCTGGCTGGTTCGAGCGGGCGGAGGCAGAGGCCCAGAGGCGTGATGAACGGGCGCGACGTTGGATCGCGGCGCACAGTTAGGAGCTTGACGTGGCGGAAAACGGCTTTAGCCTCGGGACTGCGTGGATTCAGATCGCGCCGTCCCTGAAGGGCCTGAACGATTCCGTCCGCAAGGAGCTGGGCGACGTCGACACCAAGCCCGCCGAGAAGAAGATCGAGTCCGGCCTTGGCGGCGCTTTCAAGAGTGCCGCCAAGGCCGGTGCGCTCGCCCTCGGCGCTATGGGCGCTATCGGCGCGGTGGTGGGTTTCGCGGACGTTGCGCGCGAGGCGCTGGCGGCTAGTGACGCGACCGACAAGTTCAAGAACACGCTCAGCTTCGCGGGTGTCGCGTCGGACGAGATCGAGAAGTTGACCGCTAGTACGAAGAAGTACGCGGATGACACTGTTTACGAGCTTTCCGACATCCAGAACATTACGGCCCAGCTCGCCGCCAACGGAGTGGAGGGCTACGACCAGCTGGCCGAAGCCGCCGGTAACCTGAACGCCGTGGCCGGTGGCAATGCTGACACCTTCAAGTCGGTTGGCATGGTGCTGACGCAGACGGCTGGTCAGGGAAAACTGACCACTGAGAACTGGAATCAGTTGGCCGACGCGATTCCGGGCGCGTCTGGCAAGCTCCAGGAGGCCCTGGAGAAGAACGGCGCATATACCGGGAATTTCCGGGATGCGATGGCGAAGGGCGAGATCACCGCCCAGGAATTCAACCAGGCGATTCTGGACCTGGGCTTCACCGACGTTGCCCGCGAGGCCGCAACTTCTACCAGCACGATTGAGGGCGCGTGGGGCAACCTCCAGGCCGCCCTCGTCACGGGCGGTATGGAGATTGTCGACCGTATCAAGCCCGCGCTGACGGACTTCATGGGCGTGGTGGCTGAGGGCGCGTCCGCCGCCTTCGGCTGGATCAACGGCTCCCTATTCCCGGCGCTGGAGTCGATCTGGACGCTGGTCACCACGGGTAGCTACGACGGGAACTTGTTCGGTCTCGCGTCGGACTCGGGTGTCATCACGGCGCTGACCACGATCAAGGACACCGGCCTGGACCTGTACAACTGGGTGACCGGGACGCTCGTCCCTGGCGTGCAGTCCTTCTTTGACCTCGCGGTCAACGGCAACTTCGATGGGAACTTCTTCGGGGTCGAGGAGGACTCGGGCCTTATCGACTTTATTTTATCGGTGCGCGACCACGTGATGGACATCTGGGGCTTCCTGTCCACGACGGTGATACCCGGCGTGGCGAACTTCCTGGGTGCGGTCGTGTCCTCCCCATTCTGGGGCGTGCTGGGGTCGTTCTTCGGCGCGCTCGTGCAGAACAAGGTGATCCTGGAGTCCGTCGTGGGCGGCTTTATCGCCTGGAAGGCGGTCACTGGCACCATGAGCCTTGTTGCCCTGACGACTCAGGTGTGGGGTCAGGTGTCGGCGTGGACGGCGGCGAAGGTCGCCAAGGCCGGTGACCTCGCGGAGACCGTCGCGCTGAAGGCCATGTACGCGGGCGACTTCCTGCGTAGCATCGTGCAGCAGGGCGTGCAGGTTGGCCGCACGACCGCCGCCTGGGTCGCCCAGAAGGGCGCTATGGTGGCTGGCAAGGTCGCCACGGGCGCATACACCGCCGCCCAGTGGCTCCTCAACGCGGCTATGGATGCCAACCCGATCGGTCTGATCGTCGTGGCTATCGGCGCGCTGGTCGCGGCCTTCGTCGTCGCCTACAACAAGAGCGAGACGTTCAGGAACTTCATCGACGGCATGTGGGCGGGCATCAAGTCCGCCGTCGGTTCCGTGATCGACTGGTTCAAGACTTACCTCCTGCCAGTATTTGAGTCGGTGTGGGAGGGCATCAAGATCGCTGTCTGGGTGGTCGTGACCGCTATCGCCCTCTACATCGAGGCGTGGAAGGCCGTCCTCCAGGGGATTGCCGACTTCATCGTGACTTACGTCTGGCCCTATATCCAGACCGCGTGGGAGGGCATCAAGACGGGCGTGGCGACCCTATGGGAGTACATGCAGGCGGCCTGGGCTGGCATCCAGTCGGCGGTGCAGACCGTGGCGGACTTCTTCACGGCCTACGTCCTCCCGGTGATCGTCGCCGTGTGGGATGGCATCAAGGCCGGGGCGGGCCTCCTGTGGGACGGCATCCAGGCGTACTGGGGCTACATCCAGACGTGCGTGCAGGTCGCCGCCGATCTGTTCCAGACCTACGTCCTCCCGGTGATCACCGCCGTGTGGGACGGCATCAAGGCGGGCGCTGGCCTCCTGTGGCAGGGTATTCAGACCGTGTGGACGGGTATCCAGACGACGGTGCAGACGGTGGCGGGATGGTTCCAGTCCTACGTGCTGCCCGTGATCTCGACCGTGTGGGAAGGCATCAAGTCCGGCGCGCAGGCACTCTGGACGGCCATCACGTCGATCTGGGAAGGCATCAAGACCTCGATCAACAGCGTTGCCACGTGGATGAGTGGCACGCTCCAGTCGATCATCTCGACGGTGACGGGCGGCATCCAGTCGGCCTTCCAGTCGATGAAGGACAGCGTGGCGAACATCTGGTCCTCGGTTAAGTCCGTGGTCGCCAAGCCCATCAACTTCATTATCAACACCGTGTACACCTCGGGTATCAAGAAGACGGCGGATTCGATGGCCGAGAAGCTGGGCCTGTCCTTCCGTCTTCCGGCGGTCTCGCCTATCGCCGAGTACGCCTCGGGTGGTGTCCTGCCTGGCTACACGCCGGGCCGCGACATCTACCACTTCTTCTCCCCGGATGGTGGCGGCGCGCTCGCCCTGTCCGGCGGTGAGGCCATCATGCGTCCCGAGTGGGTGCGCGCGGTGGGCGGTCCCGAGGCCGTGGCGCGCATGAACGCCGCTGCTCGAGCGCACTCCTCCTACATCCCCGGTGGGGACACGGGTGTCAAGTTCGCGGCCTACGCGAACGGCGGTATCTGGGACACGGTGAAGGGTGGCTGGGACTGGATCAAGGACGCAGCCGACACGATGGGCAAGATCATTGCCGACCCCATCGGCGCGGTGGCGAACTTCATCAAGGCCCCGGTGAACGCCCTCATGGCTAATCTGCCCGGCACGGGCATGATCTCGGACTCGATGCGCGCCGTCCCCGGCATCTGGATCGACGGCTTCGCCAACTGGCTGAAGGGCAAGACCGAGACAATGGGCGCGGTCGGCATCGTCAACGCCGCCAGGAAGGCCATCGGCGTGCCCTACGTGTGGGGCGGCTCGTCCATCCCGCCGGGCCTCGACTGCTCCGGCCTGGTCTACTGGGCGGCGCACCAGATGGGCAGTTCGATTCCCCGCTTGACGGCGGCTGGCTACCAGTCTGGCTCCAGCGCGGGCAACGTCAACGTCCCCGGCACGCTCCTGTACTGGGGTAATCCCGCCTGGCACGTCGCCATTTCGTCCGGTAACGGCATGATGGTGGAGGCACCTAAGCCCGGCGCTTTCGTGCGCGAGACGGGCATCTGGGGCAGTCCCACGGCGGGCACCTACAAGTTCGACAATGGGGGCTATCTCCAGCCGGGCCTGACCACGGTCTTGAACAAGACGGGTAAGCCTGAGCCGGTCTTTACGTCTGGTCAGTGGGACGCGCTTCAGAACCGCGTCGCAGCGACCAGCGGGCCGGATACGCTGGTGGTCGTGGACGAGGACGGCCAGCTCATGGCGCGGATGCGCGTCGCGGCCAGGGGTGCGGTGAATGATGCGCTGGCTCCGGCTTCTCGCACGCGCGCCCGTGATCTCCTCGGCGCAGGCTTCTAACAGGAAGGGACGGTTAGCGTATGGCTACCGTATGGTCCGCTTCTAGCGGATACATGTTCATTGGCATTGCCTTGGACTGGTCGGGCGACCCGGCCAGCGGGTCGGTCACGGTCACCGCGACTGTGACCGCCTGTTCCGACGGGTACGGCCACAACTGGACTAACCGCTGGCGCTGGTGGGGCTACTCGGGTGAAGGCTCCGAGTCGTTCAGCTTCTCGTCTGGCTACGGTCAGACGGTCTACAAGCAGCTGTCGCAGTGGAGCTTCAACGTCCCGCTGAAGTACGGCGCGGAGACCACGGTGGTCATCGGGGCGAGCCTCGGGCCGATCTGGAACGGCGGCAACCCGGCGGTAGAAAATTACCTGACGTTGCCTGCACGTCCGGTCAATGTTCCGAACGCTCCGACGGTCGCCCGCGCCACCCGCGTCAGCGACTCTCAGATCACGGTGGACTGGATTGCTCCGCCCCAGGGCGAGTCCAACCCCATCGACAACTACGTGGTGGAACGTCGCGTTGACGAGTCCGCGGACTGGGAAGTTGTCGCTCTGGTCAAAAATGCGGTCTCCCTGGCAACCTTCAATGTGACCGCTGGGCACAAGTACACGTACCGCGTGAAGTCGGAGAATAGCGCGGGCGGCTCTGCCTATGCTGAGGCGGAGCCGGTGTTCACGACTCCGCCCGCGCCGATCAACGTCCGGGCGGAGAAGAACGCGGACGGCGACATTCTGATCACGTGGGAGAACAAGGCCCCGTACACTCCGACCAGATGGGATATTTACGACGGCAACCAGTTGCTCGTGCGTCTGCCCCTCAAAACGGATGAGCCATTCTTCAAGCACCGCAACCCTCGCCTGGACGTGACGCACCAGTACCGCGTCGTCTGCGTGGGCGGGACCGTGGAGTCCCCGAAGTCGGCCCCGTCCAACGTCGTGCAGCTCCTGGCGCGCCCGAACGCGCCCGAACCGACCTCGGACGGCGTGTATTTCCCGTCGGACGACCCGGTGATTCTGACCTGGCGGCATAATCCGACGGACTCCAGCCCGCAGACGCGCTACAGCCTCCAGTATCTGAAGAAGGCCACCAACACGCCGGGGCCGACGTTCGACCGGCGCGACACCGCGCAGCAGGCGACGGTGGGAGTCCTCCAGGTCGGCGCATACGAGTATTGGGTCAAGACGTGGGGCCTCCACGCGGATGCGTCCCCTGTGTCGCGGCGCGCCACGTTCTACGTGGAGCCGCGCCCCGTCGTGTCGATTCAGCCCCCCTCCCAGACGGTCAAAACGTCGTTCGTTGAGGTTGCGTGGGCGTACTCGGCTAACGGAGGAACGGCGCAGTCGAGCGCCCGCGTCGAGCTATACCTGGGTGGCAACAACCTGATCGAGACGCAGGAGGTGCGCGGGCCGCTGACTCGCGTCCGCCTGAACACGTACCTGGAGAACGGGCGCACTTACCGCGTGGTTGTGGTTGCGACGAACGCGCACGGAGTGCAGTCCAGGATCACGAATCAGACGTTTGCCGTGGCTTACGAGAAGCCGCCCGCGCCGAGCGTGTACCCGGAGTGGGACGACCTGGCGGGCTGCGTGCGCGTCCGCGTGGTGAACCCTGCCCCCGAGGCGGGTAAGCCCGCTGCTGTGCGCAACAGGGTGGAGCGCTCCGACGATGGTGGGCGCACGTGGACGACGATCACCGAGGACCTGCCCGTGTCGGGCCAGCTCCTCGATTACCAGTCGGTCAGCCACGGGGCGGCCTCCTACCGCGTGACAGCAACGTCGGCGCTCCCGTCGTCGGCGGTCGCCACGTCGGAGATGGTCCTGGACTCGTGGGCCATGTGGATCGGAGGCGGCCAGAACTTCGGCTTCACCGTGCCCCTGCGGTGGGACCCCCTGCACTCGTGCAAGACGGGCCTCGCCAACCGGAAACTGTACCGTTTCGCGGGCCGCGAGCGCGCCGTGGAGATGGCAGGTCGGCACAGGACCAAGACCCTGAGCCTGTCCGCGACCCTGTTCGATGAGGACTTCTGGATGATCCAGCGGCTGGAGGAGCTGTCCTACATGCCGGGGCCGTTCCTGTACCGCGACCCGATGGGCCGCCGCGTTTACTGTTCGGTCAGAGACTTCACCGCTGACCGGGCGCTGTCCGGCAAGTGGAGTGTTAAGCTGGAGGTCGAGGAGGTAGACCATGAGTAGCGGGCTTGACCAGGTGGAAAACGCCATTGCCGCCGTGATCGCTGAGAAGCATCAGGGGCGGGCGTTGGCGGGTGCCTGGATCGTCGCCTGCGAGGTCCTCCCCATGGAAGGCTCTAACGACGAGGCGGCCTTGTGGTTCCTGGAGGGCCGGGGTCCGCTGATTACCCGTCGCGGCCTGATCGAGCTGTCGAGGGACGCTCTCGCGTCGACGGTGAGGGAGATCGACTCGTGAGCGCCCTCGACACGCACCGGCAAGCGGACTACACGGTCACACTCCTGGACTCCAAGGACCGTGTAGTCCGCCGTCTGGACGGCGTGACCGGCGGGTCCATCACCCTGAGCAACTCGACGCGCTTGCGCGCGTCCGGGAGCCTGAGTCTCACGGAGGCGTGCGGTCGCATCGACTGGATGACTCAGCGGGTCCGCGTCGACTACGCCACGTCCGGCCAGTCGTGGGGCCTGGGTGTGTTCCTCCTGTCGGCTCCCACCCGCTCCTATGGTGAGGCGGGGTCCACGTGGGACGTTGATCTGTCGTCCCCGCTGGCCCTCCCGGATGCTGACTGCGTGGATCGCACCTACGTGGTGAAGGCTGGGTCCAACCTGGTCGACGTGGCGGCGGGGCTGCTGCGCGACACTGGCCTGGAGCGACTGTCCATCACCCCATCGACGGCCACCGCGTCGTCCGACATCGTGTACGATCCGGGCAAGTCGAAGCTGACTATCGCTAACGAGCTGCTTTCGGCGGCTGGCTACTGGTCGGCGCACCCGGACGGTGAGGGGCAGGTCCACCTTGACCCCTACGTGCGTCCGGCGGCGCGCGGCGTGGCCTACGACTTCCGGGAGGGCGCGCGGGCTATCCACCTCCCTGAGTGGGAGCGTGAGCTGGACGCGGCCAGCGTCCCCAACAAGGTTGTCCTGGTGTCCGAGGGTAGTCAGGATAAGGCGGCTCTGGTGGGCGTGGCGACCAACGAGGACCCCGCGTCCGCCTACTCATTCCAGGCGCGTGGCCGGTGGATCGTGGAGACACAGACGGGCGTGGAGGCGGCCAACCAAGAGTCTATCGACTCGCAGGCACGCCGCCGCCTCATCGACGTGTCCACGCCGTCCGCGTCGATCACAATCCAGCACATGCCGGTGCCCCTCCAGCCCAACCAGGTGGCGGGCTTCTCCAGCCAGGGGCACACGACGCAGGGTGTCGTAAAGGAGATCGAGTACAGCCTGGACCCCACCGCGCTCGTCAAGACCAAGCTCCTGGAGGTGACCGACCTATGACCACCCTCGACTACCTCATGAACGTGGTGGCGGGCCTGCGCGCCCGTCTCGACCTCGCGCCCGTCTTCCGGTGGGCGGTCGTGGTCGGTACCGACCCGCTGCGCGTGCAGCTCGACGGCGACGCGACCCCGCTCGCAGCCGACCCGATCAACTTCGCGGGCGACCTGAAGACGGGCCGCCGCGTCTGGACGGTCAGCGTGAACCGCCGCCTGTACCTCCTGGGCACCGTCCGAGAGACGCAGACAGGCGACGGCGGGTCTTCCGCACCGGTGGGAACGGTGGTTGCCTATGCGGGGGTGAAGGCTCCCGCCGGGTGGCTCCTGTGCGACGGTACGGCCTACAAGAAGGCGCAGTATCCGGCGCTCGCGGCGGTGCTGGGCGCGACGGGCACGGGCGCGGACTTCACGGTGCCGGACTTGCGCGGTCGGTTCCTCATGGGCACGTCGGCCACCCACCCGCGAGCGCAGACGGGCGGCGAGGAGACCCACACCCTGACCACCGCTGAGATGCCGCTCCACAACCACAAGGTGATCGGCAAGGGTCACGACAGCTCGTGGTCTGGCGGCGTGGGTATCTGGCGGTCGGATGCGGCCTCGGGCGGCAAGTGGACCATCGCGGCGGGGTCCGGTTCGGGCCAGCTTGGCTACCTGGACGCGGCGGCTACGGGCGGCAACAAGCCGCACAACAACCTCCCTCCGTTCTACGCGGTGGGCTACATTATCAAGGCATGATGAGAGAGGTACATATCATGACCGCATCAAGCACGGCGCTGATCGCCGCGTCCAAGGACGCGACGCTGAAGGAGCGGACGGTGGCCCTCGCGGCCACCCTGGGCATGACGGAAAACGAGGTGGAGGCCTCGTGGAGGAACATCCTCGTGACCAACGCGGACGATCAGGGCAAGGGCACGATTGCCGACGTGTACGCTTACGCGCTGGAGGCGCGTAAGCAGGCGCTGGCGAAGCTCCCGCCGGAGGTGGGAGAAAACCTCGCCGCCGTGACGGACGAACATCTCCTGTACGCTCTGCGACAGGCCCTGAAGGATACGAAGAAGGAGAAGTAACGATGCCAGATATTGACGCTTTTGCGTATGACATGGAATGGTGGTGTTCCTACGGGGACCTGGGTTACGACCAGTGGAACCGATGGGACCTCCGCGTGGGCGGAGAGACCGACTGTTCGGCGCTCGTTATCGGCGTGCTGAAGGCACGCGGTTTCGACGTCGGCAACGCGACGTACACGGGCAATATGGCGCGTGAGCTGACTGCGCGTGGCTGGGACCTGCTCGACCCCGATACCGACCTGGAGCGTGGAGACATTCTGCTTAACCACGCCAACCACGTGGCGGTCTACATCGGCAATGGTCTGCTCGCTCAGGCCTCGATTGACGAGCGCGGCGAGATCGCGGGCGGCCAGGCAGGCGACCAGGCCAACGAGACCAACGTCAAGCCTTACTACGATTACCCGTGGGACTGTGTGCTCAGGTTCACGGGGTCGGACACGGGCGGCGTGTCCACCTACGGCCACGGCACCGGCTACAACCCGAACGCCTACGGCGAGGACTACGTGCGCGAAGTCCAGACCCAGCTCCTGGCGCGCGGCTACGACCTGGGCGAGGACGGCGCGGACGGCATCCTGGGCGAACAGACGTACAACGCCATCAAGTCCTTCCAGGAGGCTAACGGCGGCCTGGAGATCGACGGTATTCCCGGCCCCCAGACGCTGGCTGCGCTGCGCGGCGCGAGCATCGTCCCCACCGCCGCCCACCAGCCCGCCGTCGACGGCTACTGGGGCGACGCGACGACCCGCCTCCTCCAGGGTGTCCTGGGCACCACGGTGGACGGCGTGGTGTCGTCCCAGGCGGCGGTGAACCGCGACAGCCTGCCCGGCTGCACGACCGGCTGGGAGTTTGTGCCCACCGAGGTCGCGGAAGGCTCCCTCCTCATCGAGGCCATGCAAACGGCCCTCGGTGTCGAGGCAGACGGCCTCATGGGGCCGGACACGGCGAACGCACTCGCCGCACGGTACGGACTGGAAGGCGACGGATGCCTGGACGCACCGTCTCCGACGGTCGAAGCAATGCAGCAGGCGCTGCTGAATGGAGGATGGTAATCATGAGCGCACCGAAGCACGCTCTCACGACTGATCGCACCCGGTGGGCGGCTCTCACCCCTGCCCGCCGCAAGGCCCTGTATGGCATCGTCGCAGCGCTCCTGGCGCTCGGCATGGCCTACGGGTACGTCACGCCCGAGCAGTCCACGCACTGGCTCGACGTGGCGGACAAGGCCCTGGGTCTGATCGCTCTCGTGATCGCCGCGTCTCACACGGGCGGGGTCTACGAGGCCCCGATCTACGGTGAGCGCGACACGGAGGACTCGCCCCAGTGAATCCCGGCGAGGTCGTGGCCGTCATCAGCGCCTCCGGAGTCGCCTTCGGGGGCCTGGTGACCGCCGTGTCCGTCCTCGCCGGCATGAAGTGGGGGCGAGAGAAGGCTAAGGCGGAGGCGCTCCTGGTCCGGGAGCAGGTCGGCAAGGCCCGCGCCGAGCGCGAGCAGGCCGAAACATCGGCTGCGCTGGAGGCTATTGCGGGGAAAATAGACCAGCGTCTGGACGCGCTGGAGGCCTCGCTGTCCGAAGTACACCACGAGGTGACCCCGAATCATGGGGGCAGCATCAAGGACGCGGTGCGCCGTATCGAGCAGAACCAAGAGGGCTTCCGTTCGACGCTGGACGCGCACGGCCAGGTGCTCGCCTCCCACGGTCAGGTGCTCACCAATATCACCGAACGCCAGGACCGCGATATGCGGGACCTGGGCGCTCGGATCGACAGTATTCAGGAGACGGCGTGGGCGGAGCATGAAGCGCTCCGGGATACGCTCTCGACCATAGGAGCGTCATCATGACTGCTTTCATCGAGGGGTCAGTTCAGACCCCCGCCGGGCGTATCGTCCCCATGACGGTTCACGCGAAGCCCATCCCGGACCCGGCGCGGATGGCCGACGGGAACGTGCTCGTCGCGGGTAATCTCGCGGCGGGTGTTCGCGCGCCGATCTCTGCCGCCCTGCACCCTGGGCGGTACAGGCTCCGTGTGTACACACCATCGGGCCTGTTGGCTGAGCGCGAGATGGACCTGGTGGAGGGCCAGCACGTGACTATCGCGGAGCTGCTGGAGCCGACCACGGTCCTAGCGTCGCCTGCTGTTGAGCCTGAGCCGCGAGCGCAGCCGGGCGTAACGCCGCCCGCCCCTCCTGCCCCGGCGGGGCCGTCCGACCCGCTCCCGGAGGGCTGGGACGAGCTGTAGGCGGCATAGCAGGAGGCCCCTCCAAGCTGATCGGCTTGGAGGGGCCTCGTCTTGTGTGGCGGCTACGATACCACAGCCATGTCCCACTCGCGGCGGTATAGCTCCCACGCATGCCTGAGGAGGCGGCTCAGGATCACCAAGCTGCGGTCCATGCTGCGCTCGCGGCTCAGCACTTCGTCACACAGCTCCTCGAGGGTGAGCTGAACCAGCTTGATAAGCTGCTCGTCCGGGCAGGTGACGCGGGGGACCCTAACGATAGCGGCGCACCGCTCGATCACCCGGGCGGCGGCTGCCACGTCGTAGTTCGCGCCCGTCTCGTAATCGAGGTCGCCCATACGGGCGGGGCGGGCGACGAGGGCCGGGGCGTGCGCGGTGTAGGAGCCGACGATGTTTCGCCACGTCCAACCGACGTATAGTGCCAAGTAGTTCACGAGGTCCATCCTCGTGTCTAGTTCGGTGTCGCCCGCGCCGGGCGCTCCCAGGCGGTCGACCTTGCGGGCGACGTTCGGGACGATGGAGAAGGCCTCGCCTCGTTTACGCCAGGAGATGCCGTAGACGGCTGCTTTCTCGGAGGCGACGCGCAGGAGCAGGTCCTGGGGGCTGTGGCCGTAGTCGGTCATGATGGTTGGTCCTTTCAGGTGTGGTCAGTTTTCGGAGTCCGCGGCTTCAACGTCGCGCTGGTGGATGGAAAGCGTGAAGTTCACGTGGGTGTGCCCCTCGTGGGCCTCCAGCTCGTAGGTGATGAGTTTTCCGCTGTGCTCGTTGCTCAGAGGGATACGGACGACGGCGGTCGTCTCGCGGTGGGTGGTGAACACGTCGTCCAGGCGGACGGCGGCGCGCTCACGCTCGTAGGTGTCGAGGCCGACCGGGAGGGACGCGAGGTACTCGCCGGTCACCTCGTCGGTGGGGAGGACGACGCAGCCCTTCTGGATGACGACAGAGTTCAGGGCGAAGGCGAAGGCCTCGAGCGCGTCCCTGAGCTGGCTCAGGTCGGCCTGGAGCTTATCGGTGAAGTTCATGATGGTTGGTCCTATCGGTTGTTGGCGGGCTTCAGCCACTCGGGGCTGAAGTTGTGGAGGGGCGGCGGGGTGGCCGAGGTGAGCGTGAAGCCGACCTTAGCGTGATCGTTGTACCAGGTGACCTCATAGGAGAGTAGGAGGTCTCGGTGCTGGTCGGTGGCCTCGCACACGACGTAGGTCCGGGTTTGACCCTTGTCGCGTAGGTCGTGGTCGATCTCGCGGGCGGCGCGGTCGCGCTCGAGGGGGCCGAGGCTGTAGGCGAAGCCCACGAGGTACTCGCCGTTGACCTGGGCGCGGGGCAGTTCAGCGGTGACTCGGGCGAGCGTCCGGCCATCCGATGCGATACACATGGCGGCCATCATCTTCAGGTCGGTGAGCGAGGGCACGGGGATGTCCATCGTCCGGCCCTCAGTTGCTGAGCTGCTGGGTGATGCGGGCAATGTCGCGCGCCCCGCCGATCTGACGGCCCATCTCCTTGATGTCGTCCAGGCTGGACTTGGGGAGGGCGTAGGCGTACAGCACGCCCTCCGCGAGGATGTGGAGAATCTGCTGGCCGGGCGCGCCCGCGACTTCGGGGTGGTCGATGCTCAGCACGTCGATCTGGGTGGCGGGGATGAGGCCGAACTTGCCGGGCAGGCCGAGCTTGTGCTGGCGGGGCCAGTAAATGAGCTTGCCGGTCCCACCGTTGACGGGAATCTCGATCTTGTTTGCCATGATGGTGTCCTTTCAGGGGTGTTGGTGGGAGGCCCCGCCGGGTGGTGGGGCCTCCCTGGGTTGGTCAGTTGTTGATGAGGTCGACGGGTGCGAACATGTGGACGTTGTCGGGCTGGCTCATCCAGCCGCCCACGAAGTCCAGCACGTGGTCGAGGCTGGGGCAGTTGACCTCGATGCGGCTGAACAGGCGGTCCCCGGCCTCGTTCTTGAGGATGATGCGGTATCCGATGCCCTTCTCGAAGACGACGATCAGGCGACCCATGCGACGGTAGCCGCCGAAGTCGCCATTGAAGCGACGGTGACGGAGGTCGGCGGCGAAGTTGGTGGCCCACTTCCCGGTGGGGTTGGCGGTCATGAGGCTGGTGTGGTCCCAGTTGGTGCGGTAGATGCTGGTGGCGGTCATTGTCTTGGTCCTTTCTTGGCTGGTCACCGTTTCTCGGTGACGTGTTTAAGTATAGCGCACCCGCGCGGGGTGTGCAAGCGCTATTTCGTGGTTTCCGCGAGCGCGTAGCGCTGCAACGCCGCGAGCGCCTCCTGCGCGTCCTTCGCCAGCTTACCGACGTGGGCGGAGTCCCTGAAGCTGTAGCGGGAGGTCTCCATGTAGATGTCGATCATGGCCCCAAAGACCTTGTTCTCGATGGCACGGAGACGGGCGAGGCGACGGGCCTCCCACGTCTCGATCATCTTCTGGGTCTCGCGGTGCTCCTCGACGCGGCGGACGGCCTCCTCACGGTAGGCGGCTTCGCACCAGTTGATCTTCTCGGAGCGGACGCGGACCTCCTCGTCGGCAAGCTCGCGCATGGTGTTCAGATCGACGGCAATAACAGTACGCATGGGTCTTGGTCCTTTCGGTGTGGGTCACCGGGGCGGTGACATAATTAAGTATAGCGCACCCGGCGCGGGGTGCATCACCAAAGCGCTAGTGATACACCCCACACCCCGCTAGTCCTTCCGATACCGACCACACGAGTAGCCAGCCGCCGCCAGCGGCAAGCCGTCCGACCACTCCGTGGGAGTCACCATCACCCGGCGAATAGCCGCCAGCGACGACTCCGGCGACGACTCCACGATCACCTCGTCATGCACGTGGCCGACCACGCGGTGGCCCTCCTCAACGAGGCGAACCATCGCCGCGCCCAGCACGTCGCGGGCCACCGCCTGCGTGACGTTCTCGACCAGCCGCCCACCGTAGGTCTCCGTCCTCCAGCGCAGCTTCGGGTCCTGGAACGACAGGCGACCGTCGCGCCCCGCGCGCACCTGGTGATACACCACCGCGCGACCGGACGGGAGGCGCACCAGACGGTCGGAGCCGTCCGCCTCCACAGTCAGACGATCTCCCGCCTGCCCGCCATAGTAGAAGGCTCGCTCCAGGCGACCCCACAGCCGGACAATGTTCCTGTTCGCTCCGCGCCACTGATCGACAATGCGCTGAAGGACGGCCTCGCCGCCCAGCGCGTCGCCACCCATAGCGCGCAAAGACCCCGCGCCGCCGTTGTAGCCGAGGGCAAGGACGGCCACCTTACCCTCCTTACGGCCCATCCCGCCGCCCATACGGTTGGCCGTCTCCACGTAGATGTCCCGGCCCTCCGCGAACGCCTCCAGCGCCCACGACTCCCCAGCCAACCAGGCGACCACGCGCGCCTCAATCGCGCTATAGTCGCACACCGTGAACGGCCCCACGAGGAGTGGGCGGACGAGGGCCTTCAGGGTCTGGGGGTCGGCTCCGAGGCCCAGGGTCAGGTCGAGGATAGCCGCGTCCTGAGCGGCCTCGGACGAGAAGCCAGCGCGAGGCAGGTTCTGGAGCTGGAGGCCCCGGCCCGCCCACCGCCCGGTGTGCGCGCCGAAGAACCTGAAGCCACCGCGCAGGCGCTCGTCGGTGTTCGCCGCGTCGAGCGCTGTCTGAAACTTCTTGTGCGCTGTTAGTGCCATGCTCTGGCGCAGCTCCAGGACGCGCCGCTGATCGGCGGTCAGATCGTCGCGCGTGAGCGCCTGGCGCACCGTCTCCGCCTTCAGGTCAGGCAGGAGACCACCGAACCAGGAGAGAAGCTGAGCCGTGCTCCCCGGGTTCTCCACTCCGGTGATGGCCTTGGCCTCGGCCTTGTCGGCTGCGAGGTTCTCGCTCGCCGCCTCGACCGCGCTAGCGGCCATATCGAGGTCCACCCTAATGCCCAGGTCGTTGACCTTCTGGTCGGCAATCCACACACGGCGCTCGTGATCGGTCGGCCAGTCCTGACCGTGACGGCGCAGGAGGCGGCGGCGCATGTCTCGCATCGTCGCCACATCCTGGCGGCAATACTCGACAAACTGCGCCCACTTCTCGGGGTGGTCCTCGGGCAGGCGGCGCTTGCCGCTCCTGTCCGGCTGGCAGAACCAACGAATGAGGGCCGCGCCCGCGCCGTCCTTTGGGTCGGCCCCGAGGGCCTTCGCCCCACCCTCCAGGGACTGCGGGTATCCCCATTCCGCCATGTGGGCCATCGTGTCCTCCCAGGCTTCAGGCGGGAGATATTGACCAGTCGGTAGTCCGCGGAATCGAGAGAGGCAAACGCGCTCAAACTGTGCGTTGTGGGCGAATCTCACGACGACGTTGGAGCCGTCGAGGAGGTGGGGAATCTTCATGATCTCGTCGCGTCCGACGGCGACCTGCACGGGACCGTCGTCCAGCGCCCACGCACACATGAGGACGAGAAACTCCGGGTCCTCACTGTAGCGGTAGACCCCGCGCTTAATATCGGTGGTCGAGTACGTCTCAATGTCCACGTAGAGGTCGTGCGGGAGCGCGACGACAGGGGCCGGGGCAGGGGTGATAAGGCTGGGAGGAATCATTTCCGGCCCCTCCGCCCGTGCCCCTCCATACGCGCGTCAACGATCACCGAGAACAGGGCGGCGACGCACAGGAGCGGGAAGACGACCGGCCAGGGCTGGCGCGGGAAGATGAACATGGCGACGATGGCACCGACCAAGCTCACGACGGTGATCAGGGCGCAGATGAACTGCACCCAGTCGATCTGGTACTTCTTCATTCCAGCTCGCCTCCCTCGAGGACGTGGGCGGCGTGCCACTTGGCGCGAAGGCCCTTCACGGCGCGGCGGTTGCGCACCGAGGAGACGGTGCGCCCGAGGTCGGCGGCAATCTCCGAGATCGATCTGGAGTAGTCTCCGGCCACCTCGTCCTCCCACTGCTCCCAGGGGCGGTGTGAGCGGGTGGCGGCCTCCACGCTGGCCTCCTGGGCGGCGCGCTGCGCCTCCCGGTGAGCAGGGGTCAAGTCGGTGATGCGCGACTTCTTGCGTCCGTACTCGCGGTTGGCGGCGCGGCACTGGTCGCAGCGGCACCCGGCGACGTAGGTGGAACGCAGTCCATGTGTTCGGGGCATGGGTCTTGGTCCTTTCAGTTCAGGGGTCACCCGTGCGGTGACATGAACCAGCATAGCACACCCAAGCGCTACGATGCAAGCCAGGGGATGAAAAGACCCCCTCACCACCAGGACCAAGAAGGTGGTGAGGGGGTCGGGACCCATCAGGGCCTATGTTACAGGAGGTCGTCCTCGTCGTCCTCCAGAACGTCGAAGTCATCCTCAGCGCGGGACGCTCCGCCGCCCAGCATCTCGCCGTCGCGGACCTTCTGCACGTTCTCCAGGCCGAAGGTCACGCCCCGGTTCCCGTTGGTGTTGTAGCAGTAGGCGGACATCGAGACGCGGGCGTAGATGCCCGAGTACACCTCAGTGCTGTCCAGAATCGGGTTCAGGTCGCGGTCAACGACACCAGGGCGGCGCTTCGCGCTGACGTTCATGTAGTAGCAGCCTTCAAGCTCCGGGTTGCGCTCCAGGTCTGCGTCCTCGTCGCCGTCGTGGAGGGTGGACTTCAGGTTCTTCGGCACCTTGCCGCCGAACTTCGCCTTCTGCTCCTCGATAGCGGCGGCCTGCGCGGCCTTGATCGCCGCCAGCGTGCGCTTCGCGGTCTTGGGGATGATGAGCATGCACGAGAATTTGGGGTCCTGGTCGTTGGAGGCCGCGTAAGGCTCCAGCAGGTGGACGTAGCCGAGGCGAATGTTCTCGTCGGCGCGGGTGACAACCTTGCGGGGATTAGCCATTGTGATCAACTCTTTCGTGTAATCGTGAATCGGTGAGCGTGCCGGGGCCGAGGCTCAAGGCCCCGGCACACCCCATAGTGTAGCGCTTAGTCTCCGGGTTGTCTACCCGAAGTCCGCCGCAGCGCTCGCGGCGGCTGTGAGAGGCGGACGCGGGTCCGCATCCCCCACCAGGGAGGGCTTGCCCTCCTTCTTGGTGATGTAATCCCCGATCAGATCGGGGAGGTCAGACTTGCCCACCAGCTTCTCCAGCTTGCCAAGCGGTAGAATCTTGAACTCCGCCACCTGCTCGGGCTGGTATCCACTGTCGATCAGCGTCTGGATAGCCGCCGCCGGGTCAGTCACCACACGGCGACCCCGGCCCGCCACCACCTTGAAGCCGGGGATGGTCCGGCCCTCGGTGTAAATGCGGTCGAAGGCGACTCCCTCCAGCGCGTCGCACCAGTGGCGTATTTGGGCGACGCGCTCCAGCTCAGCGCCCACCTCCTCGTCGTCCAGGAGGCCGGGGTCCCCGAAGTCGCAGGCAACCAGGAAGTCACGGCGCGCCCGGCACTCCCCAGCCACGGGGCACCAGCGGCAAGCCGCCTCGCCTGGGCCGAACTCGTCTGACCCATCCTCGACCTTCTGGACCCCGGGCAGCACCACGGTGTCGCGCCACTCGAGCAGCTCCTGGACGGTGAGCGTCTCGGAGGAGACGGACCCTAGGCGAGGCTGGACGACAGTCACGCTGACCTCCTCGACGGTGCCCAGGAGGTCCCCGAACTCGTTCAGGGCACCCAGGCCGTAGAGGCGGAGCTGAGGGTTTCCGACCGCGTTCACTGGCACGCCCTGACCGTATTTGAGGTCGAGGACGCGGACGGCGCGAGGCGAGACCACCACCGCGTCGCCTGTCCCCCACACGCCGGGGACCCCGGTCACCATCCGCTGTTCCAGGAGCAGGACGGAGTGCGGTTCCGCGTCCAGGTCGGCGCGCACCTGGTCCACGTACTTGCCCACATGGCGGAGCATGTCCACCATGTCGTAGGTCTCGCCGTATTTCGCCGTCCAGTGGTTCAGGGCGTGGTCGCGGGCGGCTTCGTCGTGGTCGATCAGCTCGAAACGGGCGACGATCTCCGCGAGCGCGTGCGCCGCCGTGCCCTCCGCCGCGTGGGGCGACTCGGGCGGGGTGGGGGCCGCCGCTGCGAGCGGCACGCTGGCCGGGCAGGCCAGCCAGCGCGCCGCGCTCGACGGCCCAAGGTTCGCGTGTCCCTTGGGGGGCATTGGTCAGGCCTCCGGGAGAGCGTCGAGGAAGGCCTGAATCTGGTCGCCCTTGAGGAGGCCGACGCGGCGCGCGCCTGCCACCTCGAGGGCGGTCTTGATCGCGTCCTGCTCGCCTGCGCCGATCAGTTCGGTGGCTCGCGCGACGGCGACCGCCAGCAGGTCGGCCTCGGGGGTGACCGTCTCGTCCTCGACGGTCGCGCCGCCGGTCTCGTCCTCCGCCGGGGCAGGCTCGGGGGTCGGCTCCGGCTCGGGGTCGGACTTCTTCGCCGTCTTCTTGGCGGGCTTCTCCTCATCCGCCGGGGCAGGCTCGGGGGTCGGCTCCGGCTCGGGGTCGGACTTCTTCGCCGTCTTCTTGGCGGGCTTCTCCTCATCCGCCGGGGCGGTGGGCGCTGCCTTCTCGACCTCGACGGTGATCGGCGCGGGAGCGGTGCGCTGCGCGGCCAGCAGACCGGCCAGCCACTGCACCTCCTCCACGGTCGCGCCCTGCACGTCGAGAGTGATGTTGATTTCCATTGTCCTGTTCTCCTTGGTGATCGGTGATCGGTTAGATGAGTGACTCGGTAGAGCCGCTCGGGTCGGTGGGTTCGTCCAGGCGGGCGAACACACGCTGAGGCCCGTAGAATGGGAGCCTGGTCGGCTTCGGCATGGGACCGAACCAGCCGGGCAACTGCTTCAGCGCGTTGGTGATCTGGAGGATGTCCACACGAGAGTGCTTCCCGCGCTCACGCTGAAGCGCTATCTCCCAGATTTCAAGCGAGCACACCACATCAATTGGGTGTGTGCCGCTCACTATACCCTGTTCCTCGTCGCGTAGCCAACTGATACGCTCCTCGGGCGACATCTCCACCCAGTTCTCGGGGACGAGGGTGTCCAGGTAAGCCTGAATGAGGCCGGTCATAGAGTCTTCCTCGGTCGCCATCGAGCGCACGGACTCCGCCGCCGCCTCCTCCGACGCGGACAAGAACAACTCCGGGTTGTTCTTCAGGCCATACTGGGCCTTGCTGGTCTTCCAGATGTGGACGGCCTCGGCCCACACCTGGTTCACGTACTCGTCCGAGTACTTACCGAAGTCCAGCTTTTCGGCCACTTCCACGATGAGGAAGCGGCGGTTGCCTTCCTGCGCACGCAGGAAGACGGCATCATTGGTGGTTCCCCAGATAACCTGTCGGCGGGGGAGCTTCACGTGCTCCCTAGCGTAGGGCAGGCGGATAACGTCGTGCGTGAGCGTGACGAACTGCTTCAGGGCTTCAGCGTCGGCTTTCTTCATGGCGAAACCCTCGTCCGCGACGGTAACCCAGGAGCGGGTCATTGCCATGACTGTATCGCGCAGGCCGCCGCCTTCGATTGGTCCGAGTGTGCAGGTCCACCCGCGTGCCATCGTCTCGACAAACCACGACTTACCCAGGCCTTGCCGCCCGGTCAGGATGAGACAGTTGTCCACCTTCACGCCGGGGTCGAGGGCGCGGGCCACGGCCTGCACCGCCACCAGGCGAGCCACCCGTCGCGTGTAGTCATCCTGCGCGCCCGGCAAGTACGTTTCCACACGCGAGATGCCGTCCCATTCCAGGCACTCCAGGTACTCGACCACGGGGTGGAAAGCGTTGTCCTGCGCCACCATGTCGATCACACCGTTAAGCTGCTCCTGCGCGGGGCGGGGCATGTTGTAGGCGCGCTGCAAATGCGCGCTGATCTGGGCGCGGTCGGCGTTAGTGAGCGCGTCGTCCTTACCCGCCTCCACGGCCCGCCACGGGAACGGGCGGCGCGTGACCGTCGTCAAGTCCATCTCATTGCGAGCCAGGGCGCGCAGCACGGGGTCGTGGCGCATGAGGAGGTCCCAGTTATGCACGTCGTCAAGGGGCTTTCCCGTCTTGGGGTGGAGGTGAAACTCCAGGACCCACTCAGGGAGGGCCGCTCCGTCCTCGTCTCCGTCGACGTCCGCGAAGTCGGCGGCGACCAGCTCCGTGACGATCTCCGGGCGCGCCGCGAACTCCCGCATGGCCCGCTGGATAGACGGGCGATCCGCCGGGGCCGTGGACTGGGGCACGCCCGCCGCCCGGTCCTCCCCGCCATACACGTGGAGTGCCACGAGGTCAAACAGGCTGAGTGCCCGCCCGTATGCCGGGTCGCTCGCGTGGTTGGAGAAGACGTAGCCGTCCGGGTAGACGATAACGCCGCCCTCGGACTCGGCGGGCGTGTAGTGCCAGCGGTTAGGCTCACCCTCCACCGGGTCATAGGGGAGGTGGAACTCAGTGACGGCGCGCGCCATGTCGTACACACGGTTGAAAGCACCGGCCACGCCGGGCAGGCCGAGCGGGTCTCGCTTCGAGCCGGGCATGTGGTCAGGCGTAGCCTGGAGGCCACCGAAGTCGCGCAGGAGGCCCTGCGCGGTCGCCGTCTCGCCGTCGCACTCCACCACCTCGTACTCGTCCGGGTTGGCCGTCGCAGGCCAGAACATGAGGCGCTCCGGCTGCGTGCTGCCCGGGTCAAACTGGGCTTCACCCAGGGCCTCGATCAATCCGCGGGCGACCCTCGGATACTCCTCCTCGCTCAATCCGGGTCCCATGATCGGGAAGATCACGCGGTAACGCGGGTGTGCGCGCGTGTGGCTATACGTCGAGTGAACGAGCGCGCGAAGTCCGAGACTGGCCACGACGGCGGGCAGGGTCTCGGAGGCCGCGTCCGCGTCCAGCGTCACCGCGCTACGGTACTCGACTTGCCCCTTCCGGCGCGCCGTGCCCTTCAGGCGGCCCGCCACGTATCCGCCACAGTCCTTCACGGACTCCGGGTTGTGCGCGCAATCCACGAGGCGCTCCCACGTCAGCGTGGCAGCCTCCCAGCGGCGCGACGATACGGACGGGGCGACCGACAGGTCAAGGGTGAGATCGGCGGCGGTCTTGGGGCTCATCAGTTCTTGGTCCTTCCTGCTAGATGAGGCTTTCCAGGTGTCCGAGGAGGGCGGCTTGAATCTCGGCCTTGCCCTCCAGCACCCGGAGGATGTTCGGGTCAAGCGTACCGCGAGACTCGATCACGTGGACGACGACGGGGTGGGTCTGCCCCTGCCTTTGTAGGCGTTTATTGGCCTGCTGCCACTGCTCCAGGCTCCACGGGAGGCTGGTCCACACGATGGTGTGCCCACCGTGCTGAAGGTTGAGGCCGTGCCCGGCGCTGGCCGGATGCGCCAGCAGAATCGGGATACGCCCCGCGTTCCACCGCTTCACCGCGCCGGACTCACTCACGTGGACAGACTCGGGGAAACGCTCCTGGATCATCTCCAGTTCGGCCTGGAATCGGTAGAAGACGAGGATGGGGGAGCCGGTGCCCTCCACGACTTCCGCGAGCGCGTCGAGCTTCGCGTGATGCAGCCAGTCCCAGCCGTCCCGGTCGTCGTCATAGAGGAAGCCTGCGCTGATCTGGCTCAGGCGGTTGGACGCGACCGCCGCCGTCGAGGCAGTATGCTTCACGCCGCCCAGGAGGGTGAGGTCTGCGACGAGCTGCGTCCGCATGTCCTTATAGGCCCGGCGCGCGGAGGCCGGCATCTCGACCTCGATCCGGTTCAGGGTCAGCGGCGGGAGCTGGAGGCGGCCCTCCGTGCCCATCGACAGGCAGATGTCCTCCAGTAAGGCGTGGATGCGCTCGGACGCGCCGGGGCGCGGCTGCCAGCCAGTCACCACGCCAGACGGGAGGCGACCCGCCTCCATGAAGTAGCGGCGGCGAAACCCGGTCAGCGTGCGCCCCAGGCGCTCCCCGAAGTCCAGGAGGTAGATTTGCGCCCAGAGGTCGATCAGACCGTTAGGCGAGGGCGTGCCGGTCATCTCCCACACGCAGGAGGCGGTCTTGGCGATCAGGCGCGCCGCCTTCCACCGCTTCGCCTGGTGGTTCTTGAAGCCGCTGGCCTCGTCCAGGATGAAGGTCTCCCACCCGTGTGGCTGGCGCGCCGCCTCCCCCAGGAGCTGGTGGCTTATCACGTACACGTCAGCGTCGGTGGCCCAGGCGGCGGCCCGCTGCGCCGGGGTCCCCACGACGGGCACCACGCGCAGGTCGGGCCTCCACTTGGTGGCCTCCTCGGGCCACACGTCGCGGGTCACCCGCGCCGGGGCCGTCACGAGAGCGGGCAGGTGGCGCTCCTCCAATGCGGACAGGACCGAGGCGGTTTTGCCCAGGCCCATGTCGAGCCAGAGGCCCGCCCGGTCGTGCGCCCGCAGATGGGCGACCGCCGCCCGCTGATAGGGGTGGAGGCGCAGGGGCGCGTTCACTCGCCAGCCTCGGGTGCGTCGACGCGGACAGACCCGCTGGGGGTCTTGACGGTGATCGAGGCCAGCGGAACGGTGATGAGGGCGCTCAGCTCGCCCTCGTCGACGTCGAGGCAGGGGACGATCTTCCCAATGACGCTGAGCGGCTGGCCGTCCAGGAGGATAGTCTTCGTCGTCCGGTTGATCTCGAGCGCGTGCAGCTTGTGCATGATGGGGTCCTTTCAAGGGGGTGGGGCCGCCGATGGTCCAGCGGCCCCACCGGGCGGAGGTGTTACTTGGTGAATCGGCGGTCGATGATGTGCCCGCCGAGGACGAGCGCCGCGCCGATCAGAAGGGGCACGAGGGCAACGCCGATGCCGTCGAGGGTCGCGCCGGTCCGGGCGAGGCGCGTCGTAGGCGCGGGGGCGGGCTGCGCGTCGGCCTTCGGTTCGGGCTGCGCGTCGGCCTTCGGTTCGGGCTTCGGGGTCGCACGCGAGGGGACCGGGGCGGGGGAGGAGGTGACCTTGGGTTCCGGGGTCTTGTCCACCGTCGGCATGGTGGGCGTGGGCTTCGGGGCCGGGGTGGTGGGGGTCGGCTCGGGAGTCGGCTCAGTCGTCGGAGTAGGCGCAGGCGCGGGAGTGAGCTTCACGGTGCCGTCGCCGTCCGTGCCACCGCTGGCCTTGATCGTCGCGGTCGCCTCGAAGGACTGGCCGTTGATCGTCGCCTTGTTCGTGTAGGTCGTCTGGCCCTCGACGGGCTTCGTCGCATCCGGGAAGGTCACGCACACGAGCGCGCCCGCCGGGGGCGTGAAGGTCAGCGTGTGCTTCGCGTCGTCCAGCTTGCCGTCCGTCCAGCTCGTCGTCTTGGGGTCCCACGTGGGGCCGGTCGAGCACTTCACCGCCGCGTGCAGGGCGTTGGTCTCATCGGTGATCGTGTACTCGGTGGACGGCTCCACCTTCCACTGGATGCCCCAGGCGATGGACCCATTGGCATCGGTCCACCCGTATTTCAGGGTTTCCAGCTTGGCGTACTCGTAGTGCGCCGGGCTGGCGCAGTCGTTGCTGCACGTGCCGGTGCCGTCCTTATCGCCCCACACGAGGGTGCGGACCGTCTCGCCGTTCAGGGTGATCCGGGTGGACTCGGTGCCCACCGCCTTATCGGTGAGCTGCGCGCGGGCGTGGAACGTGCCGGACACGTCCTGCTTCGCCGCCCACGCTTCGGGAACCTCGGTCACCGTGCAGGTGAGGGTCGCCTGGTCAGCGACGCACTCACCAATACGGGTGCCGTCGTCCAGCGTGAACGGGAAGCCCGCCCTCCAGGCAAAGCCGCCATCGACACTAGCCACGGTGAGTGTAGAGCCGACCGTCAGGTGCGGGGTGGCCCAGGTGCCCTCAACGGTCACCTCGCTTGTGGTCTGGCGCGACGCGGACGTGGCCTTCGTGACCTGCGCGCTGATCGGCTCAGGGCTGGCGGGGGCCGCGAGCGCAGGGGCCGCCGCTGCGACGGCAAGGCCCACGGTGAGGCCGAGGCCCGCGAGCGCGTACTTGGTGTTCATAGTAGTTGGTCCTTTCAAGGAGCAGGGTCACCGGGGCGGTGACATGAGTCAGTATAGGGCACCCCGCCGCCCCACGCAACACAAAGCGCTAAGGGCGGCGGGGCGTGTGGTCAGGAGGCGGCGATACCCACGCGAGGCCCGTCCAGGCGCTCGCCCATCCAGCCAATGCCGGACACGTAGCCGTCGCGCTCGCCACTCGCCTCCCCGTCACGGTCGATCAGCAGGCCGCGCGCCGGACGGATGTTCACGCCATCCCGCGCCTTCGCCTCGGCACGCTGATAGCGGGAGGCCAGCACGAGGTCCTGGCCCGTCGAGGTCGTCTCCTCCCTCGTGGCGATCTCGATACGATCAGCGATCCCCTGGAAGAAACCCATCACGTAGGAGCGGCGGAAACGTCGGCGCTCGGACTCGCTGTAGAAGTCCTCGTAACGCAAGCGATCCTTCAACATGGACGGGTAGGACATGATGGCGGAGTTGTAGAACTCCGTGACGTAGGCGAGGTCGGAGCGCGTGCCGACGATGGTGGCGAGCGTATGCCGCTTGTACGTCCTCCACGAGCAGAAGCAGTCCAGGGACTTGGCGAGGGTGGCGAGGCCGTCCACGATGGCGCGCGCCATCGACGCAGACCCGCCCTTGATCTCCACCTCCATCGAGGTAATGTCCTCGTCCTTGGCGCGCGCGTCACCCTCGGGCATCGACTCGATGCGGTAACGGACCATGAGGCGCTCGGCGCGACGCTGGGCAAGCTCGCGCTCGTTGATGCTCGCGCCCCGGTCGGAGGCAATGCGCAGGAGCAGGCGAATCTGCTCGATGATCTTGTTCTCGGTCATTGTCTTGGTCCTTTCAGGGTCGAACGGTGAAGCTGGGGCGAGCGCGGTTGACGGGTCCGGTCGGATCGTCCTCGACGGCGACGCGGGACACCGGGATGGTCACCGTAATGAACAGGTGCCCGTACCCGTTGGACTCCTGGCGGATACCGTTGATGGGGCGGATGATCTGGGAGCCGATACGGGCGTACCCGGTGTTGACGTTGTACGCGAACTCGGGGTCCTCGGGAGGGGCGAAGTTGGTCATTGGTCTTGGTCCTATCTGGGTCAGGCGTGGCTGTGGGTCGTGTGGGAGGGGTGGCAGTCGTACTCCGGGTGCGCCTCGATGGTGACGGAGGAGACCGGGATGGTCAACGTGACGAACAGGCCGCCGTCCTTGTCGACGGTCTGGACCACGTTCTCCGCGTCGGGGACGATCTGGGAGCCGATGCGGGCGAGGCGGGTCAGGTGGTTGAACACGAAGTCAGGGAGGAAGTCGGTCTTGGCGGTCATGATGGTTGGTCCTTTCAGTGGGTGGAGGCCCCGCCGGGTTGGTGGCGGGGCCTCCAGTGGTGGGTCAGGCGAGCTGGTTCAGCTCGAAGGAGTAATCAGCCTTGATGTCCTCCAGGTTGGGGTCGTCGCCGTAGTCGCCGCTGGCGGCGGCCTTGTTGATCAGGTCGATCTGCTCGGCGTTGTAGCCCTGAAGCTGCCAGGCGTTGAAGTTGCTCATTGTCTTGGTCCTTTCGGTTCAGGTCACCGTTTCTCGGTGACATGATTAGTATAGCACACCCAATAGCCAATAGTGCAACATCTAGCGCGTGTAACGTCAGTCACACAAGCGGCGAACCTTGCCGCCCCCACGACGACGCGGCGGCAACGACGGCACCCCCAGATCATCCAGCCACGCCGCGACCTCCACCGTCCCGCTCAACAGAACGACCTCAACGCCCGCCCGCCTCGCGCGGTTATGCCACGCCACCTGAATAGGCCGCACGCGCCCGCAGGGGCGCTTCAGCTCCACCAGATACACACGCCCCTCCCAGATCACCAGCCGGTCAGGGATACCCGCGTCCACGGGCGCGAGCTTCGGACACAGACCACCCGCCGCGCTCACCCTGTCGTGTAGGAGGCGTTCGGCCAAAGACTCCAGCTCGGTGCTCACGCTGCCACCTCCTCGGGCCAGGGATACACCACGGGGGCCGCGTTCACGCCCACCAGCGAGTAGATGCCCAGCGTGTGGTCGATCCACCGACGCACGTCGGAGCGGTAGGTCAGCAGTCCGGCGCGCCCTGTGTGGGCAATCAGCGCGACGCACCCCGGCGCATCCACCATGAGGGGGAGCATGGCGCTGATGCGACCCGGCGCGAGACGAGGGCGGACGACGCGGCCACCACCGAGGCCGATCACCGTCGCACGGTAGGTAGGCGGCACGCCCTCAAGGCCGGTGTTCCTGAGCGCGTCGGTGAGGCTCACCCACACGTGGCCGCACGAGTCGAGGCCCACGAGGAGCCGACGATCAGAGTCAGGCTCAGGGATGAGGGCATAGTCGATGACGTAGGGGCGGCGCTTGCCGCAGGGTTCGATACGTTCCATACGCCCCATGTTAGCGCTTTAAGGGTGTGGTGTCGAGGCGTTCGGGACCGACCTCGTGCGCCCGCGCCCCGGCGTTCCGCGCCGGGACTTGTTCAGTATAAGGCACCTAATACAAGCTGGGGCGCGGGTCTTGTTACACGTCTTGTTACAACCTTGTTACACCCTGTTACGCCCGGAATATCAAGGCAAACGCGGTAAAGCGCTCGGTTCCCGTAACTATAAATCCTATTTACTTCTAATAAGAAAAAATTGTTCAGTAGTAAAACAGCCTGTTATACTACTGAACAATTCCACTAAAAATCTGCTCTATATAGGAAAATGGAACCGCTCTGTTACAACAAGTGTAAAAAAGCCCGGAATACCAACGAAAAACACCCGTAACAAGCGTGTAACAAGGTTGTAACAAGGCTGTAACAAGGCAAATTCTTGTTACAAAACGCCCAAAAACGTTGAATCCACGCTGTAACAGGAGCAAACCGCTAACCTACTTGACACCCACCACCCCGCCGCCCGGCCCCGCGCACCCCACGAGGTAGGCGCATCGGGCCGCACGAGGTAGGCCCGACGTGCTATCCTCGCCCCATGACCCCTCGACCCGGCACCTCCCGCACCGGCACAGCACGCCACAAGCGCTGGCGCGTCCGCGTCCTCCACCTCGCACAAGCCAACGGACAGACGCACTGCCCCGATTGCGGACAGCCGCTCGCCTGGGGAACCACGCTCCAGCCTCGCAGCCCAGAGCCGGACCACGTGGTGCCAGCGGCGCGCGGTGGGGGCGACACCATCGACAACGCCCGCGTCACCTGCCGCCAGTGCAACCAGCGCAGAGGCTCCAAACCCATCCCAAGCCAGCCCAGGCCAGCCCAGGCCCACACCGTCGGAGGCATCCAATGGTGAACACCACCTACCCGAAACCCATTCGTGAGTGGACGGGGAGCACCATCCGAACCGAAGTCCCCAGAACTGCTACAACCAGCACCCCAGATGTGGCAAACCTCACGCCCGAAATGGAAACTTACCACTTGACAAGGGGCGGTATCCCCTCCCCCAACAACCAGGAACACCCAGAGGCCCAAGCGAAATACCCCCCTGGGGTACCCGAAACCGCCCCTAAGCGCTAAACACGTCATGCGCTAAAACCACCCGGATATGCTATAATCGGCCCCATGAACGACTTTGACCTGCTCGATCTGCTCGACGAGACCCCCAACGGGGCATACTCCGTCGTGATCTTCCCGAACCGCGACGCTCTGCGTCGCAAATTCCAGTCATTCGTCGGCCAGTACGACCCCACGTACCGCACCCACTCGCTTCACCGTGCCGAGTACCTGGAGGACCGCAAGCGCCGCGCCCGCGTCTATCTGCGAACACCCAGGCAGATCACGGCTGCGAACCGAAACCGCGCCATCGACGGCGCGGTCAGGGCCTATATCGCGCCCGGCGTGAACGTCTCCTACCTCATGGAAACGTGCCTGAAAAAGTCCGGCATCCACGAGGTGCTGCCAGCCGACGCGGCGGGGCTGATCTGACATGCCCGAGAAGTACGACCGCGAAGCGGAGCTGCGCGACCTCCTGGACACCGCACGGGAGGCCATCCGGGTGGCGAAGCCCGATAGCCTGTCGGCGCTCCTGAACGCCGCCAACAAGCTGTCCCGCGACCTCTACGAGCTGGAAAACCCGGTGCCCTCGGCCTCCCCCACGCCTCCCAAGGGCCGCGAGGAGACCGCCGTGGACATCTTCAAGGCGAGGATGCGCAAGCGTGACACCCGCGCCTCCTAGCCGGGAGGCGCTGGAGGCCTCCCAGCGCCCCTGCGTGACCATCACGTCCCCCTCGATTGACTCGCTGGGGGACCTCGCCATATCCCTGGCAGCCGACTACAAGCTGGTTCCAGACCCCTGGCAGGCCTGGGTCCTGGACAACTGGCTGGCGACGGCGGGCGATAGCTGGGCCAACCTCACATGCGGGCTGGCCGTGCCCCGCCAGAATGGCAAAAACGCCGCCTTGGAGATCAGGGAGTTGTTCGGCGTGATCGGGCGCGGTGAGCGCATCCTGCATACGGCGCACGAGGTGAAGACGGCGCAGAAGCATTTCCGCCGACTGAAGCACTTTTTCGGGCAGAAGACGAACGACCCAGGCGCGAAGTTCCCCGAGCTGAACGCCCTCGTGGAGAACATCCGCAACGTGAACGGCCAGGAGGCCATCTTCTTGAAGAATGGCGGGTCTATCGAGATCGCCGCCCGCTCGAAGGGGTCGGGCCGTGGTTTCACGGTCGATATTCTCGTCATGGACGAGGCGCAGCAGCTCACGGACGAGGCGCTGGAGGCGCTTCTGTCCACCACGTCGGCGGCCCCGCTGGGTGACCCGCAGTGGATTTACACGGGCACGCCGCCGGGTCCGACGGCGGAGGGCGAGGTGTTTTCGCGCGTGCGCCGCGACGCGCTGAGCGGTGAGTCTTCGCGCACGTGCTGGGATGAGTGGTCTCCGCCTGGCCTGCCCAGGTCGCTGGCTGAGGTCGATCTGGATGACCGGGACCTGTGGGTGCGGACCAATCCGGCGGTCGCGTCTGGTCGCTTGAAGCTGAGCGTGATTGAGGCTGAGCGCAAGCGGTACTCGGACGATGGTTTCGCCCGCGAGCGCCTAGGCTGGTGGGCCTCAGATGACAACACACGCCGCCTGATTGGCCTGGACGACTGGGAGGCGACCGGGGTCACGGCCCTACCGCTCGAGCTGGCCTCGGATCGCGCGATGCGCGCCCTTGGGGTGGCTTTCTCGAAGGATGGGCGGCGCGTCGCGGTGGCTGGCGCGCTGCACGACCGCAAGACGGGCGTGTCCCACGTCGAGCTGATCGACCTCGAAGCCGGCGATTTTTCGACTATGAGCAGCGCGGCGCTCGCGGAATGGCTGTACGAGCGGCGGGGCCGCTACTCGGCGGTGGGTGTGTCTGGCCGTTCGGGCGCTCTGGCGCTCCAGCAGGACCTGCGCGCCCTGCGTCCGCCTCGCCGCTACCTGCACGTCCTGGACAATCAAGAGTATTTCACCGCGTGCTCGGGCTTCTTGAACGCGGTCAGGGGTCGCACGGTGTCGCATCCTGGCGGGTATAATGCGAGCAACGACCCCCTGGATGCGTCTGTGGGGGTGTCAGACAAGAAGATCAGGACGGTGGACGGTGCCTGGGGGTGGCACTCGACGGCCCAGGAGGGCGACGAGGTGCCCCTGGAGGCCGTGAGCGTGGCGCTGTGGATGGCGCGGACGACGCGCCGCCGTCCTAACCGGAGCCAGGAGGCCCTCGCATGAGTACGAATGTTGACCTGCGTCTGATCGCGGGCATGGGACCCCAGCTATTCACCGCGCCCAGCGTCGCTGGCCTGCCCGTCGATCTCCAGGCGACGCTGGAGGAGCTGGTGAATACCTGGCAGGCGCGCTATCCGGGCAACGCGCGTCGCCAGGCTTACCTCGATTGCAAGGTGTACGTCGACAGCCTGGACATTGCGCTGCCTCGGGAGATCGCGCGCGACCTGCGCCTGGTGTCGACGTGGCCGGAGAAGGCGGTTTTCTCACTCACGTCGCGCTGCCACTGGGACGGCGTGGTGGCCCCGGATGGCACGGAAGACCCCTACGGGCTGGCCTCGATTCTGGAGGAGAACCGTTTTTCGACGGAGATCGGGCAGGCGGTCGCCAGCGCGGCGACGCACGGCGTGGCCTTCCTGGCGACGCTCCCCGGCGACGTGGCGGCGGGTGACCCGCCGGTCCTCGTCCTCCCGTACTCTGCCATGACAGCGGCGGCGCTGTGGGACCGTCGCCGCCGGGGCATCCGCGCCGGACTCCTCATCAACGACGTGGACTACCTGGGCAGGCCTACGGAGCTGATCCTGCTCACCCCGCACGTGATGGTGAGCATGGCTCCCCTGGGCGCGCAGGGCTGGTTTGTCACGGGGCATGTGGAGCACCGCCTGGGGCGCACGCCTATGGAGGCGCTCGTCTATCGCGGCAACCTGGATCGACCGCTGGGGCGCTCGCGGCTCACGGACGGCGTGCTGTCCATCGTGGACCGCGCCGTGCGCGCGTCGATGCGCATGGACGTGTCGTCCGAGTTGTTCACGGCTCCCGGCCTGCTCCTGCGCGGCGTGGACAGGGCCACCTTCGACCAGATTAAGGGGTCCTGGAGCTGGCGACTCGGGTCGGTCAAGGGCATCTCCCGCGACGAGGAAGGCGACCTCCCCGAGGTCGACATGATCCCCCAGCAGTCCATGCAGCCTTACGTCGACCAGCTCCGTGAGCTGGCGCAGGAGCTGGCGGGCGCGCTGTCCCTCCCGGTGGGGTCCCTCGGCATCGTCCAGGACAACCCATCCTCGGCGGACGCGATTTACGCGGCGCGCGAGGAGCTGGTGACCGAAGCCTCCGACTTCAACGACGCGAACAGCTACGCGCTTAACCGCGTGTATCGCAACATTCTGATGCTGCGTGATGGGGTCCTGCCCGAGGACGCGGCGCGTATCTCGACGCACTGGCGCAACCCGGCTCGCCCGTCGATTGTCTCCCAGTCGGATGCCATGATCAAGCAGATTCAGGCTATCCCGGAGATTGGGAAGACGGACGTTGCCCTGGAGGAGCTGGGCTACACGCGCCAGCAGATTACGCGGATGCGGGCGCAGATCGAGCAGCAGCGGGGCCGGGATAACCTGGACGCGATTCTGCGTGGCGCTCGCGGCCCCGCCGCCGGGGGTGGTGATTTTGACCTCATCTGAGCAGCTGAAGGTCTACGATCAGCTGGTCAGGGCGACGCTCACGGGCGCGGAGGACCAGCTGGTGAGTCTGTTCCGTGTCCTGAATTTCGAGGACGTGCCCCTGTCGCGTGAGGAGATGAAGCGTTTCCTGAGTAGCCTGGTTGACGCTTATGGCCCGGCGCTGACGCAGGGCGCGCTCGACTGGTATCAGGAGCTGCGGCCCTCGTACAAGACGGCGTACACGCCGAATGCGATTATCCCGGCGAACTCGGCGGAGCGGATCGACCGTTTGAGCCGCTACGCGGCGGGCCTGGGGCGCGACAACCCGGGCCGGGCTATCCGCGTCGTGGCGGGCGCGATTGGGCGGGAGATTCAGACCGGGGCGCGCCGGTCGATCCTGCGGGCGGCGGACCTGGATCCGAGCGCCCCGCGCTTCGCGCGCGTGCCGGTGGGCAAGACGTGCGCCTTCTGCACGCTCCTGGCCTCGCGCGGGTGGGTGTATCACTCGAAGGACCTGGCGGGAGGCGCGGGGCACGAGTACCACGACTCATGTGACTGTCGTATTGTGCCGGACTGGGAGCACAAGGCGCTGCCTGGTTACCATCCGGACGATATGTACGCGGCGTACCTGTCGGCGCGCCGTTCTGCGGTGAAAGATGGTGTGAAGGCACCATCTGGGCGTATAATTACATCGTATATGCGGGCGGATCACCCGGAATTGTTCTCAGATGGTCAGGGTGTTGACCGGCCATCGAGGGCGCTCCGCTCGCGCAGGCTTGAGAAGCTGGCGGCTTCTCGGGAGAAGGAGAACAGGAATGAGCAAGAAGGCTAAGGCCACGGCCTCGGAGGCGGCTCAGGAGGCCGCTCCCGCCGTCGATCAGACCCCCGAGGCACCCGCTGAGGACGCTCCCGAAGCGCCTGAAGCGCCCGAGGCACCCGCTGAGGACGCTCCGGTGGCCCCTGAAGCGCCCGAGGCACCGGCTGAGGAGGCCTCCGAGGAGTCCGCGGACTCCCCCGAAGCGCCTGAAGCGCCCGAGGCACCCGCTGAGGACGCGCAGGCGGCCACTGAAGCGCCCTCCGAGGACGCTCAGGACGCGGTGAAGGCGCTCCAGGCGAGCGTCGAGGCCCTTCAGGCGCAGCTCCAGGAGATGCGCGACCGTGAGGAGGCCCGCGAGCGCGAGGCGAAGCGCGCGCAGCGCCTGGAGAAGGCGGGCATCCCCGCCACGCTTGGGTCTTTCATCCGCGATGACGCGGACCTCGAGGCTCTGAATGAGGCCCTGGCTGGCCTCGCTAAGTCCACCCCGGCACCCGCCGGGGCTGCCTCCACGCCCACGCTCCCCACCGTGGGGACGAAGAACCCCGGCGGGGAGGTGCTCAGCGTTGACGAGATGATCGCCCGCGCTGAGGCGAACGGCGACCACGCCGCGCTCTCCAGCCTCAAGCTGGCGAAGCTCTCGGCTGCGTCCAATCTCATCTAGGAGGAAACATGACCGGCGTTACTGGTCAGGGCACGACCTACAACCTGCCCAACTACACCGGAGACCTGTTCCTGGTCTCCAAGGAGGACACCCCGTTCCTGTCCGCCATTGGCGGCCTGACCGGCGGCGAGTCCGCAGGGTCCACCCTCATCGAGTGGCAGACCGAGGACATGCGCGACGCGGACATTACCCGCCAGCGCACCGAGGGCGCTCAGGCCCCCAACGGTGAGGAGCGCCCGCGCTCCCGCGTCTCCAACGTCCTAGAGATTCACCAGGAGGCGGTGGAGCTGTCCTACACGCGACAGGCCACCACTCGTATGCGCTCCACCGACGGCGAGAAGCTGGTGACCATCGGCACCACGACCATGCCCGAGTCTGAGCTGAAGCACCAGCTCGACCTGTCCCTGAAGCAGGTCGCCCGAGACGTGAACCGTGCGTTCATTCAGGGGGTCTACCAGAACCCCACGGACAACACCACGCCTCGCAAGACGCGCGGCCTCGCCGAGGCCATCACGACCAACGTCGTGGCCGGCACCGGCAACCTGACCGAGGACCTCGTGCTGGACACCCTCCAGAAGGTGTGGGAGCACGGCGGTATCCGTGAGGGCGAGACCCGCACGATTCTGGTCGGCGCGAAGATGAAGCGCGCCCTCTCCAAGGTTTTCATCAGGGAGAACGGCTACCGCGAGACCTCTCGCACGGTCGGCGGCGTGAACGTCCAGGCCATCGAGACGGACTTCGGCGCGTGCAACATCATGCTCGACAATGATGTTCCCGCCGATACCCTCCTGGTCGTGTCCCTGGAGGAGTGCGTGCCGGTGTTCCTGGAGATTCCGGGCAAGGGTACGTTCTTTGCCGAGCCGCTGGCGAAGACCGGCGCGTTCGACAAGGTGCAGTTGTACGGTGAGATTGGCCTGCGGTATGGTGCTGAGCAGCACCACGGCAAGCTGAAGCTCTCCTGATCGACTCCGGAGGCGGGGCCTTGAGCATCGGCCCCGCCTCCGGCCCAACTGTGAGGAGAACACCGTGAACATCTACTCATCCATCTACCCTGATCTGCTTCTGGTCCTGCCTTCGGGCAGCGTCCAGTTCATCGAGGGGTCGGCTACGGTTACCGACGAGAAGCTGGCGGGCGAGGTCCGCGAGCTGGCGGCTCGCGCGGAGGACCTGGGGCTGATCGCTCCCGAGGCTGAGGCCGGGGACGAGAAGCAGGGCAAGAAGTCCGGCAAGAAGGCCG